ATATCTTGTGGCGTAAAACTTATTTTCATATTTAAAAACAAGTCTGTGAATTTCAGACCACCGGGTTGTATCTTCAAGGACATCTTCAACTGTCTCAAAGCCCTCGGGGTCTCGCTTGTAAACTAACTTTATGAGAAGTTCTTTTGCGAATTTCAAATCAGTTCTCCTTATGTATGTGTTTATAATATAGTAGGTGCCTAACAAAGTCAAGCACTGCCTAACATTTTTCTAAGTAATCTACAGCCTGTTGTAAAAGCTCTGGGGAATCTCTGAAAAATCCCAACCCCCTATTACATGGATTGCAGAGGAGTCCTCGTATCTTTCCTGTAGTATGGCAATGGTCTACCGCGAAAGACCAAGACTTCCAACGAGACGTATCTCTCTGGTTGCCCTCCCCAAGTGGGTTGGTAGTTCCACAAATCTTGCAAGAATTTCCCTGCTGCTCGAACATACGTTCATAGTCTGCTAGAGTAATGTTATACCTCAGCCGTAGTATTCGATCCCGATAACCCCTTTTTGTCCCTACAGGGTGCCTCGCCCTACTCTCTTTTCTTGCCGCAGTGTCGCATGGCTTACACCTAGCTCCTTTCCCATCAGGGGATGCGGTCATATTATAGAACATTTGGAGAGGCAATATTTCCTTACACCTCCCACATCTTTTTGATACCATTTTTAATGCGTCTCATTCCAATTTTTCCCTATATCATAATCCGAGGCGAGTGGTACTCGAAAGTTGTAATACTCCCCCGCCTCTCGCATAGTCTCTGCGAATACCTGACCAACTTCAGACCAACCCCGAGTGAATTTGTCACCCTTCGCCTGTACGTTGCTCAATACTTTGCCCTCAATTGCAAAGTTATCTGCCTCTTCCTTGGTATCAAACTCATACATATCAACAAGGTCTGGGCATACCTGCCACTGGCACTCATCGTGATAGTGCATCATCTGGGCAGCTTTAATCTCAGAGTCTCTGAAAGGATTGCTGTAGAGTCCTCTGTCTTTCAGCTTACGCATATACATGACCATCTGACGCTTCATTACGATAGCACCTGCGCTCTGGAACACTACGTTTAGTAGTGAATGCTCTGAACGAGTCATAAGCTTTCTTCCATCGAGACCTCTTACGAATACCTTACGCCCCTTAGTCTTCCAATATTTTGTTACGTGTTCTTTAAGAATCTTTAAAGGTAGCGATGCGTTCCAGAAGTCATTGAATATCTTCTCAGCTTCTTCTAGAGTACATCCTAGCGTATTTGCAATCTTCTTTGCTTGCGCTCCGTATGTGGTTGCATACTTCAGAGTCTTTGCCGTGTCTCTATCAACACCCATTAAGCCAGCGTTAACTGTGTGGATATCATTAGGCTTCTCAGCTACCAAGGCTTTTGCATACTCTTCACCACCTTCGAACTGTTTGGTGTAGTGACCTTCCACCCTAGCCTCAAGTCCGTTTGAGTCTGATCCAACCTGATACTGGCCTTCTGGAACGCCAAACAATGCACGAATATAAGCACCATAAACACTTGTTGATCTTGGTATGTTTGCTACATCTTTGTGAGCATATCTAAACGTGTTTGTACCTGCTGTATCTGCTGGTGTAGATATCCTATGGTCAATCTCCAACCTATCGTTGTTCAACCAACCAGAGCCTTTGTCAGAGCTGATAGCATTCTTTCTATGCCTGTAAGTCAACCAAGCAACAAGGTCACCAACCCATTCAAATTTCAAGCCAAGTAGTAGAAGATTTGGACAGAGTTCTTTCTCCTGACCAACAGTAAAGGACGGCATCGAAAGAACACGCATAGGCTTCTTTGTGTCGTGGTTCATCAATTTATAACGTAATGCTTCGGGCCTAACCTTCAAGTGTTTCAACCTTGCCTGCATGAACTCACCTTCTACCGTGTGTTCTATGTAACGATCTACTGCAATCTCGTACTTCTCAGGGGTTAGTTTCTGCTTCTTAGTGTTGATTGTCAAGTCTTTTTCTTTCCAGTTCGAAGGATTCCAACCTTGTTTCACTAGATACTGCTTGATAGCATCTTGGTCTGCAAGCTTCATAGGTTCTTCGTCTATAATTGGAACCGGCTCTAACGGTAGTGAGTATTCTTTGCCATAACATTCTACAATCCAATCACCATACTCTTCGTCTTTGGTGCAAACAAGTTCATGTTTCTCTATAAACTTCTCCATATGAACAGACAGTTCACCAGACTTCTTTACTTGATTTTTTGGTGGTATGAAAGTCTTCAGTTTAGTCTTACCCATTTTTTTAGTGGGGAGTAGTGGTTCAATCTTATTTTCGATAGTCTGTAGCTTAGTGTTAAGATCGTTAACACACCACTCAGCCAACCCGATATCAAAGTAAAAGCCAAAGTGACTTTGCACTGTGATGTAATGCCTACAGGTTTGCTCTAGCCAGAATGCTTCCGACCAATTCCAATTACGCCACTCGTTTATCATCAGGTGCGTAAACAGTTTGTGGTTCAGGTTAACATCTTGCACACAATATGTAAGCATGGCTTCGGAAAACTCTGACCAATCTGTTGTCTTACCAAAGTCATCCTTGTATTCGGAAAGTCGTTCACCCCAAGCGCCAAGGCTATGCCCACCGAGACGATCTGGGTTAAGCAACTTACTTAGAACTAACGTATCACAAATTTCAATTTCTCTCCCACCAAGAGTGAAAGGGTCTACATCAAACTTAATGCCAAACACCAGTTCAAGTAATGGTAGGTCGTAGTCGATGATATTATGTCCGATTAGCTTAGTACACTTTGCTAAGAAAGTAGGGAAGTCCCACAGATTTTCTGGCCTAAACCTATAGATCATCCCGCCCTTAGCGATATCCTTAGCAACAATACAATGCACATTGAATGTAGGCTTCAGTTTGAATGGGTACAGATTATACATAAGAGCAGTAGTATCTAAAAGCCCTGTTGATTCAATATCAAAAATTATTTCCATACCCACTCCCCATTATTTTAAATTGTGAAACCAAATTAGTATTTGTCTGAATTATCTTCTCTTGCATGTTCTTGTGTGTATGCTCCAAGTGTTCCGAAGTCACCCTCATCGTCGCTGTAGTCACCTTCAGGATCATTAGTTTCTTCTAGTCTAGCAGTTTGTCCGTCATAATACCAGAAGCCTGCTGGACCTGTGTTACCAGTCCGTCTAGCTTTACTCACGACAACCTTGGTTGTATTCCTGACTCGGGCATCTTCATGTTCCTTGTCTCGCATCAGTAGGATATTAATCATACCGACTTGGAAAATAGAACCAGAACCTTTGATGTCTTCTTCGTGTATCTCAGCACCACGAGAGTTTGCCTGTGCTCCAGAACCACTCTTACGAACGTGAGCCACGTTGATGTGAATTACTTTCTCACGCTTAACGAAACGTAGAAGCCAAGACATGAATTCATCCATACCATCATTGCCTTTACCACTCAATGCAAGTGTCAGCGGATCTAGAATAATACCTCTGCAACCCATACCTTTCACCATATACTCAATCTTATTCTTGAGTTCATCATCGCATACATCACCTTGATGGTCAAGGATAATAAAGCGATCCTCACCATTTGGCAGCGTTGTAAGTTCCTTGTATGCCTTAGCAAATTCCTCCGACTGGTACAATGCACGTTTTTCTTCGTCCGGCATATTAGCCAGTTTGATATTCATGTGAACACTGATCAAATTCTCCATAAGTTCACCCATATCACTCTCAAGCGGTATCACACCGATCTTGTGTGTAGAGTTAAATATGAAGTTGTATAGGAATTCGTTCACCACTGTGGTCTTGCCTACAGAGGATGCAGCAACAATGTTGATTATCTCTCCAAATGCAAAGCCACCGTTCATCATATCTTGTAGCTTTTTAGCAAACACTGGTAAGGGTAGCTTGACCCAATTAGCACGTTCCATCAGTGCATCAAATGTTTGGCTACTACCCACAACGCCCGCAGGAGTGTACTTACCTGTGTTGTATGCTTTCCAGAAGGATTGGTACAGCTCATCTTCCAAACCGTCTTTAACGTAGTCACAGGGATCGTTTAAGCGAAGGTCTGCAATGTAGGCTTGACCCGGCTTAAGTAACTTAGCAGCTTTCTCAGCCGATTCAGCGCCAGCTTCGTCATTGTCCATCATAATGATGACACACTCAAACGATGTAACCCAATCGTAATTTTCAAGAATTTGTTTGTGGAGTGAAGGCTCTCCTGTTAAAGGGGATACGACTGCTGTATCATACTTTGGACTTTTCTCAACCATTGTCTGCTTCATTGCAAGGGCGTCTTCTTCTCCACCAACAATAACAAGAAACTTACCACCTTTCTGGTAGAGGCTTTGCCCAAACAATTCATTTTTGTTTTTGATACTACCGATTACAGAGAAATGTCGCTTGTCTTTCTTAGGTACTGTGAGGTCTCGTGTCTTATAACCTGTGATCACACCGTCTTCTGTACCCGGATAGTAACGTTTTACTGGTCTACCTGTAGGATCAAACTCTGTACGAACACCATACAGTTCATTGACTTGCTTTCTAAGTTTACGTTGCTTGGAACCCCTACATTCTAATTTTAAAATATCTTCTAGCTTGCTTAGCACGAGTTCATCTACCTCCACTGGTTCGTTGTTGAATTGACCACCATCGAAATCTTCGCCGTAAAATGTCTCGACAAGTTTTGGTGGAACGTAGCCCTCACAAGCAAAGCAGAATCCATCTAGAAACTCTTTACCTTTATCGTCTAGCTTTTTGTAGATAGTTACAGCATCGGATGAGCCGCATTTCTCGTGTGGGCATGGCATGTGGGATTTAAAGGTTAAGCCTTCTTGTTTGCTCATATTACTCCTTAGTTTTCTACGAGGATTACTGTAAAAGAATCTGCATCTACATCATCCATATTCAGAACATCGGCCATATATTCTTCTGAGGCTATGAACGCCAGTCCAAAGTAGTTCGCTGGCATTGCAGACTGTCCGTGGTCTGCTTGAACACGAACCTCTAGTTCTAACTGCGCATCTGTCATTCCTGCTAGCTTTTCCAGCAATTCTTTACCTTTCATACTAAACCCCTAGATAAGAAGGGGCAAAAGCCCCTCTCCATTAGTTAAATGACTGAGAAATTCTCTCACGAATGTCACTCAGCGATTGTTCGACGACAAGCTTACCATCTTCGAATACAATCTGCAACTCATTTTCGTCTGAGTTCACATCTTCCCAAGTCAGTTGGTCGATAAGCCAGAGAGATTCATCTTGGCGCTTGAACACACCGAGCAGACCTTTAGCAGACCGCTTCGTACCATCGTCAGTGATAGGGTCTTTGAAAATATCTCGACCTACACCATCAACTTCACAGTACGTTGCCTTCATAGCCATGCCGAACGTGTCTCGTGTAATCATCTGGTAAGTGAATGCACCTACACCGAAGACTACGTTACCTGAACTGAAACCTTTTTCCATAAGACGCTGGCAGATTGCTTCGCAACGTTCTAGCGTAATAGAGTCACCATAAATCAAGCCAACGTGGCTGTCAAGCTCTTTGAAGCCTTCTTTGTTGGTAGTACCACCAAACTGTTCCCAAAGAATTTGAATAGCACCTTTCTCTTCATTTGTTAGTGTGTGCTTTTCTTTTGAAAGCAATCTTACCTTGTCAACAAAATACAGTCGGTCTCCACGATCTTGCTTCTCGCCAACATACTCTATGGCATACCGGAGTTTGTAAACAGTTCCGTCGATGTTGGCAATACCTTCCCATTCATCTAGACCTGTCTCACCTTGCCCACATTCTTTAGAACATTGTTCGTCAACGTAATCTTCATGTTCCTCGAACGAACTATAGATTTCTGTCTGATATGTGCCACAGATAATGTCAACAGGGTCACCACTGTCTGGACGGAAGACAACCTTACCTTCACGCGCCATGATTTCATCTTTCAATGATGGAGCAATAACAGTAAGAACATTCCACAAGTCCCAAGTGTCGCTGACGATAGCTACAAGGCCATTAGGATACAGTTCTGTGATGAACCGCTTGTAGGTGTCGTATTCATTTTCGTAGCCACCAGCACACATTACAGCGTGTTCTGAAGCGGGGATAGAAACACCAATAACTTCGCTTTCTGCATCAGCAAAGTAGTATTGCTCACAAGTATCAATAGCAGGGATGTTATCTGTACCAATAAAGCTTGTCAGGTGACCTACACCACTGTTAGCAGCGTCTGCACGACCACTCATGCCACGAAAAGAAAAGTCATGTACACTCAGCGGAATCATAGACTTATCTGCGCCAGTAATCTCTGCGTAGGTTTCAAGAATCTTACGATACTCTAGGGCGATAGTGGCAACAGTTGTTGGCTTCCAGATTTCAGAAGACATAACAGATTCAATGTAATTAGTCAACCAGTAAAATTCTGGGAGAGTGTTTTCTACAGTGAACATAGGAACTCGGAAAGGTACGATAGTTCCTTCTGGCAACGCACGAATTCGCAGAGGCATGTAGCCAAGATCGTGTAGCTCCTTTACGTGTTCAAAGTCAATAGCATCTGGCCCAAGTGAGGTTTCGATACGACGACGATAGAAGTCATAGGCATACTCTTTCTCAACATTGAAAAAGTTATTTGTCCAGTCTTCGATCAGGTATTCCAGAATAAACTTCTGCAGTCCGAGGAACACAACACCGTCAATATCTTTACTAAAGTGTTTACCGCTTCGTGGTGTGAAGTTTGAGAATACAAGCTCAGTTCCTGCAGGATATTGTGACTTGTGATCGACCTTGTAGAAGTCGGTCTGTGTCATAGGGTGTTTTTTAGTAATCATGTTTAAGTTCCTCTTTAGTTGTTGTGGTCAATTAGACATTTCTGAAAAGCTTTCAAACTGTACTTCCCAACTGTCGTAGTCTAACTCTGCAGGATAATAGTCTGATGTTTCCATACCATCCTGATAGTGATCTTTAAAAGCAGCTATTGCTTCCAAGTATTGTTTCTCAAGTTGCTTTACAGCAGTTTCTAAATCCATTTTAACTCCTTGTAGACCACGCATGTTAGATTACTAAAGCCAATCTTGTCAATGATTTCTTCAATCGAAGGCCAGAACCCACCTGCAAGTCCAGCACCAATCATTGGGATACCAATACGAGCTGGCGCTTGTGGATTCATATCATACAGCAATTTGATCTGTTTGAAAACATTTTCTAGTGCATCGTAATCCAAGTGTACAACGTGACTACCAAAGCCCCACTGTGTATATGCGTTGATGACTGTGAAGTTGGAGTTCATAAAATTACCGCTAGTATCACGGTGCGAGATATGAGCCTGAGTGAACTTACCTAGCTTAGCTGTATCACCCTTCTGTGTCAACTGATCTACCAGATAGGCTTTAGGGTATCGTTCTTTTATCTGCTTAGCGATACCTGACCCCATGGTATTTTGGCAGTTGCAGCCCTGAATGATGATGTCAAATTTCCCTGCCTCTGCCATATCCAGTAGATTTCCGTGTAGGTATTTCATAATTTATCTCCATGAAAGGGACAGTTTTTATTTATGATCCGGCGACCACTCCACATTGCGTCTGAATTATCTCGCTTAGGGCATCCACAACCATCAACACGATACCAGTAAGAGTGTTTTGCGGTGTCTGCCTCGAACATCCAAAGAAATTGTAGTGTGTTCTCGAAAGATTCAATAAGTTGAACCGCTTGTTGGTGCGTTCTGTTTCTACCTAGAGGTCTCGCCAGAACTTCATGGAGAGCTTCATAGACACTCTGCATTCCCTCTAGCTCTTGCTCTGTGACTCCACGAGACCTCGCGTAACTGTAGTTGAACAGATATTCTGAGTCTTTCATACTAGCATCTCTCCCATTTTATACCTAGTGTAGTGAGAAGAACACCAACACCGGGACTATCACCAATCCAAGCTGTGAGATTTCTTGTATATGGTTCAGCCAAATCAGCGTCTGTTTTCACCATAATCAGCGTCTCATCATTATCAAGAACTACAGTGTACGCATCTTCGTGTGCAAAGTCCATAAGAAGTTTCCAGATATCTTTATCTGTCTGTACAGCCCTCAATAGTAGGACTAATTCAAGTTCTATTGCATTCATAACCTAACCTCCTGTTACAATGCTATGTCAGCAAAGCCCATTCCAGAGCTGTATTGAGGATAGTACCTCTCAAATCGTTTGGTGTGTCTATTGTACCCTATCTTCTCGTAAAAGTCATAGATATCTTTGCATTCTATTAACTCTATTTTTGGAGGTCTGTAAGTATTGCCAGACAGCTCTAACAGACGCTTAGAAGTTTCCTCTTCCATTGCAAGATCATCAGCAAATTTGTTAATAAAGAAATGCTTACCTTCTACAACATGGTTTCGTTTATGCTTGTACGACATGAAGCCACTGTAGCTGATGTGCTGCCGATACGGAGAAGCTCCAATAACGTAGGTTTTCTGAGCACCTAGATCACCTTGGATGAACTCTCTCACGTAAAAGTTATGTTCAGTCATTGTATAGCTCCACCTGTGTTACGAGACCTGAATCTTCTAGAGGCCCAGAGTACTTGTAGCAGTAGATATTGTCAATAGATTCTTTCAACAGAGCAACACCTTTCGTAAATTTGCCGTGTGTTACATACAGTGAGATTGTCTCAGCGCCTTTCTCGCGTAGTTTTTTAGCTAAGCCGATGAAAGTTCCCCCGCCATCTAGTATATCATCTAGAATCATCACATGCTTACCTGACAGGTCTCCTGCGTACACCTCAAAGCCTGACAATGCTCCTGTCATTGTGTCTCGTGTTTTATCAGCACGAACAACTGGCTTCTCGTAAACCTTGGCGCACTTTGAAACCTTCTTGTAAGCACCTGCATCTGGTGATACGTAGATATCGCACTCTTCGAAGATACCATTATCCTCTGTAAACACAATATCAGCCATTTCTACGGCTGCGAAGTTATCCAAGACAGCCTCTGTGACATCGCTGTGTGGGTCTACAACAAATACCTTGTCGAAGCTACAGGAGTTAATCAAAGATGCCACTACCTTAAGGCTGTGGGCCTCTCCGAGGTTGCTTACACGATCTTGTCTGCCATAAGGCATGTAACCAATCAGAAGAACAAGACTGGTGTAGTTAATCCACGGACAGCGTTTGATAGCGTCTACCACTAGAAGCAAATCAATAAGATCGTGGTCTGCTTCGTAGTCAAGACTGATTGTAACTTGATCGCACAGGAATTCAGCCGGAACTTTAAGTTTTCCGATACGAATGTTTCTTTCTCCGCATGGGAACCGTCCAAATTCGATATCAATAGTTCCTGATACTACCCCATCACCTGCCATTACACTGACTTTGATCATTTTATACCCTCCAAGTTACAATCTTCAATTGATTTATCGAATCGTTCTCTGAGAAATCTTGGGTGTCGAAATTTAAAATTCTTTGTCAAGCCCATGCACTCAACTTCAATAACTTCTGGCAGTTTTTCAGAGAATTGTTTGCGTTGTTCGTCTGACATACCAGATACTTTACCTCTCGGAGTAATTAGCGCACCAATAAGCCCTTCGTATTTACCCTTACCATCTGTTGATCCTGTGACAGGTACATCATAGTTATCTTTTGGTTTAACCTTCAGGGCTTTGTCGCCTTGATAGAGAACAAGACCCTCGTCTCCACGAGCTAGGGCTTCAATAAGCTCATTTTCAATAATGTGGTCTTGTGGATTTTCTAGAGAGAACAGATAAAGTCTTGTGTCTAGTATATCTAAAGTATAGGCAGCAGAGGCAGGTACAGCCTTACCTTCATGTGTCCTTACAAGACTAACAGAGGTTTCCCAATTATCTACAAAAATCTCTGCATCAGTGATGTGTGCGGGAATTTCCTGTAGGTTGTGTAGTGGTTTGCCAGCACGAGATACAGGATTACCCTGATCGTCTCGAAGCATCCTAACACCATCTAACTTCCGTGTGAATAGCCACAAACCTTTTAGTGGACCACCAGTGTAAAGTTTAGGTTTAATCATTATATATATTCTCCATAAGAAGTTCACCAGAAGATTCTTCGACGAGCGCATCTTCAAGTCTTTCCAGCTCTGTCAGGATGGCAGAAAACTCGTCGGCAGTTATAGAAACATCGCCCGGCCTGTTGACGAAGCTTCCCTTAAGTCTGGTCAGTGCTTCATTAATATTCATAATTATTTCTCCTCGGTCTCGTTGGATTTTCATGTATGGTCTCGACAGATTTTTAGTCGTAGAACACACCAGATACAGCCTTGTAGCTTCGGATGATAGTCTCTGGCTCATCATCTACCCAGATATCTATATCAATACCGAGGGATTTCATGTACTTATCTTTAGCCGTATGACTTGTGAAGAACACTTTATACCCTTTCAGAAGTAGAAAGTCAAGGTCATCTGGATATGTTGATGGAGTCCTGTAGGTCACCACAACAACGAACCAACCGAATCTCTCAAAAGTCTCCATAACCTCTAGGAACAGTGTAGGATGATCGCTTATTGTCTGGTCAAAGTCAAATGCAATCGTCTTCGGTTTTGTTCGTGAGTTCATTCCGTACATTATTTTTACCCTCTGTTGCAGATCGTTTTAGAATGCTACCCTATCCCAATCGCTCTGTCAACCCTATTATATAATAATCTATAGATACAAACAGACACAGATAGAAAGTAGAATAACCTTATAGAATATTTATAAGTATAGTTACAGAATTTCTGTAAGTAGGGTAGCATGGATTTTCCATCTTGTCAACTCATAAATTTACTTGACTTTTACCGAGAAAGCCTTTAGAGTGTGCAACATCAGTACAATCAACGCAAACGCAGGAGAGAATCATGGAGTTTACCAAGTACAGTAGCATTGAGAACGCATACAGAGAGAGTTTTATTGAACACTGCCTCCAACTAGGTGTTACTGATTGGGTTGCACTTGAGAAGGTGCATGGTGCTAACTTCTCTTTCATTTGTGACGATAAGATGCAAGTGACACCAGCCAAACGGACAGGTATTCTTGAGATAGATGCCAATGGAAATTATGACTTCTACGGTTGCAACGATGTTGTTGCACAGTATGTTGAAAAAGTAAAGCAAATTGCACACATTATTGGTGGACCTGTTCAAGTGTTCGGTGAACTGTATGGTCAAGGTGTTCAAAGTGGTATTAATTATGGTGCCAAGGATTTTATTGCCTTCGATATTATGTTAGAGTGCGGTTCGTTCTTGAGTTGGCCCTCTATCATAGAGCTTTGTTATACTGCTGGCATCAGTACAGTGCCGTTGATTGCTGTAGGCAAACTGGAAGAACTCTTGAAGATTTCACCAGAGTTCACCAGCCACCTGTGTGACGATGAGGCAGAGGGTCTTGTGCTCAAGCCATTTTGTTCATACGGTATGGAAGGTGATTACCTACCAAATGGTTCCAGAGCTATCATAAAGAACAAAAGTGTGCTATTCTCTGAGAAATCAAAGCGCAAGGTCAAGATAGAGGTAGTTCTGTCGGAAGAGGGCAAAGAAGTGTTTGAGGACATTTGTACTTACATCAACGACAACAGGCTCCGCAGTGTTCTGAGTAAGATTGGTGCTGTTACACAGAAAGACTTTGGAATGATTGCAGGTAAGCTCACGGAGGACGCTAAGATTGAGTTTGAACGTGATGAGTATGTGATTGAAAAAGCACAGTGGAAAGAAATTTCAAAACAAGTTAGTAAAGAGTCTTCCAGTGTGGTACGCTCTGTCTGGTTGAATATTCTTGATGGAAATTTTTAGGGGGAAAGTTATGTATCGAGTCAGATTTGTAAAAGTTTATCTAGACTTGCAAGAGACCACTGTTGGTGAGATAGATGTATGTAAAATTCGCGGTGAACTTCGACCATACGGTGTGCTGGGCCGAGTAGGTGTAGAGTGTTACTACAAATCAGAAGCAGAAGGACTTGCAAAACAGTATGAAGCCATGTATCGTAAGCATCCTGAGAGATACGAAGTAACTACCGAAGTTTTTGAAAGCAACAAGTTGGAGGTTACTGTGCCAGAATCAGATTATGTAAGTGTAATAAAAGACCGCGCAGAAATGCTTGACAGCTACATGATGGCTATTGTAAAATGTGGTGGTAGCCCTAAGACTTTTCTTGAAGACATTGAGAAAATGACTGTAAAAGAAATGATTGACACACTTGCACAAAATGGTGTACGATTCACCAACAAGTAATTAAACAGTAAATACAAAGGAGAAAGAAATTATGTTCAAACGGAATAAGCAGCCTCGTACAGTAAGCCAGATCACTCAAAACCTACAGAACATGGTAGATGAACTCTCAATTAGTGAGGCTCATTACGAGGAAGTCCATCGGCAAAACAAAGCAGAGGTTGAAAAACTCTTTGCACAAAATGAAGATATCGCTTCAGAAATTAACCGCAACCGTAACGTAGCAGGGAAGCTTGCTGCACTGTTTGAAGGAGACGAATAATGAGTGACAACCCTGTGGAAGACCTGATCGCAGCACTATGTGCAAGCGCAAACAACTCAGCAGTAGAGGCACCAACTTTTGTATCTCAGTATGCCGCGCTACTCCCGCTAGTATTCCAGGAAGTTGATGCAGGTATTGACGTTTTCGAAGAGGTTGCTGAACGTTACCTGCCCACCCTCAAAGCGTACAGCGAAGCTATTAGTGATTATCAGTTGGACCGTAAGATTGCTGCAATCAATAGGTTACGAAATGAAACCGGATTGGATGCTGGTCAGGCTGCGAATTTCGTAATGCAATTGGCAGAGGCACAGTCGAAGTTTCTATCAAAACTCGAAGTTGCTAATAAAAGCAAGTAAGTAGACTGAGTGAGTCCTCTTCGGAGGGCTTATTAAAGGGTTGTTTGTGGCTATAGAGTGGTGTAAAGTTACCTGACGACCAGCTTGACCCTCAGACAGCCCTTTAATAAGTTCACAGGAGAAAATTATGAATAAGAGTCTTGCTACTTTCATAAAACAACACTACACAAAAGTAGATGGTTGTAGGTTAGGGCAGAGATTTATTATCACCTACATATCAGAGCCTTGGCCTGAACTATTCTATGAAAAATCAGACAGAGAAGCTATTGAGCTAATCCAAAAGTACTTGACAGACCTACATTACTTCGATAAGATGCCTGTATTGAGTAAGTAACAGCAAACCAAGGAGAAACAATATGAGACTGGACAGTTCAAGAGAAGAAACAATTACCAATCTAGGTGGAACACGCCAGTTCGGAATGAACGCATCTGCAAAAGCTTTCCAGATTCTATCTTCTGGTATCTATGAGCGTAAACGGGAAGCTATCGTTCGTGAGTTATCCTGTAATGCTTTCGATAGCCATGTTATGGCAGGCAAGGCAGACGTTCCTTTTCGGGTACACCTACCTACAGGACTCGATACTAAGTTTGTTGTTGAAGATTTTGGTGTGGGTCTCAGTGAAGAGGAAGTTTACAGTGTTTACACAACATACTTCGAGTCTACTAAGACAGAAAGCAACGAGGTTATTGGCGCTCTTGGCTTAGGTTCAAAGACACCATTCAGCTATACAGACAGCTTCACCATCACTGCTCGGAAGGCAGGCATTGAGTGTGTCTTCACAGCCTCTATCGGACAGTCAGGAGTACCAGAAGTTGTTAAGCTGTACCAACGCCCTTGGTTAGGTGAAAACGGCGTCACAGTGTCTGTGGAAGTTGCTCCTGCTGATGTTATGGATTTCCGTGATTGCGCTGAAAAAGTCTTTGGTTGGTTTGAAGTTAAACCTACCCTTAACAAGGAACTTAACTATGATGTTACCGAGTCTGTTCTAGAGAATGTGAACACCTATGGTTATCACCTTGAACCTAAGAACACTTGGAGAAATATAGATTGTAAGGTTATCATGGGTAATGTAGCCTACTCACTAGACCTTAGCACTATTACCAGCAAAACCGATGATGACTTAAACTCTTTTATCGGACACCTTGAAAGTATGCGGGCTGATTTTTTCTTCCGTGTACCTATTGGTGATGCAGATGTTGCTGCTAGTCGTGAAACACTGTCACTGGATGATAGAACCAAAGAAAACCTACAGAATTATGTTAAGGTTATTTTAAATAACTTCGAAGTTAATACTAAGGCTAAGTTTGCAGGGATGAGTTCTATCTTCGAAGCTTATGCTTGTCTCACATCTTTCGAGCGTAAATGTGTTAGTGAAGAAAAGATTAATGGTTATTCTTTTAAATACTTGTTGCAAAATAAGATATTGAGTACAAGTATACACCCAGTAGACAATCCAGTTATGTTTGCGATTAGTGAAAAGTATGACTTGGCATTCTTTGGGCACAGTTCTACTCCTAGAAGTGGACCGCGCAGCCAAAGGTCGTCTGTAACTACTTTTGATAGTATTCTTAAGGACGCCTCAGATCACAAGACTACGGTAGTTGTCAACGACTGCGGAAGAAAAGTTGGACTTAAGGATGCAATTAAAGAAAACCATACCCTACCAAAGAAAGTTTTGGTAATTTCAGATAAGAACACGAAGGTTGACAAAGACCTTGAAGCCTTGTTGTCGCATATTACTTATGGCTGCTACAAGATTGTATATACCTCTAGCTTTTGGGACGGTAAACTTTCTACAAGTAAGAGTAATTCAAAAGGTCTTGATAGTAAAACTGTCAAGGCAAATGTACTTACCAGCGATAGTGATCACATTATCTATCAAAAGGTAGACTTAACAAACGAAGACATTCAGCGTTGGGCATACAGCGACTATGATGGAGACTCATTTATAACTGTGTTTGGAAAAATGATAAATAGGCGTGATATCGTTCGATTGCTGAAAGAGCTTGACCTCGACGGGATAGTGTTTTACAATGGCAACAATGAAGCAAAAGTCAAGCGTATTATTCCTAACAGTCTACGTTCGTTGGTTGAATTAAAAGCAACAAAGACTCAGTGTGAGACGCAAACTCTGCAAACTCACTTGAAATCACACTTGTCTCTAACACCAGCTTTACCAGTAGTTCAAGGCTTTGACTCCTTCAGGGAGAGTATTGAAGCTAGAGAGGTAGCTTACCCTGTCTGTTGTGAGATTAGATTTAAGTCTCTAATGGATAAGACAGGAAGAGACGAAGCTAAGAAAATCATTGACAATAGAATGAAAGTGTTCGATAATAATCTCAAGTTGCTTAAAGAGAAAAATGTTGTCTTGGCAGAGTTGCTTGGTCATAACTTTAATGGTAATCTTGTAGAAGATATCAAAGACTTTATTAATTATCTTAACCAAAAGAAGGGGAAATAATCATGGCAGTAGGAATTTTTACTAACAAACAGAAAGTAATCATGTACATTCAACGCAACAGCGAGTCATATACTGTGACTAGACTGGCAGCAAAGTATAACACCAGTGAAAGAACAGTTTCACGCTGTACTAAAGAAGTTAAAGATTATTTGGCTTCACTTTATGTAGGTCAGAAGGTATTGTATCTGGGCTTGATTGGAGAGATTACTGAAATCGAATCCCCGGTTCGTGACCAAATGCCTATTGTAATTAAAGATAGTGTGTCTGCCGTAGGTTATGTATCTCTTTTCCGGCTTATGGATGAGAATCCGCTTGTAGCAGTTGTAGCTAAGCCTGTTGCAAGTGTACCTGTACCTGTACGTGTGGTTGAAGAAGAACCTACCAGCCAGTTTGTAGTTGGTTCACGAGTGATACTACGTTCTGACTCAGAATTTGCTGGTTCTGGTGGCCATTCAAATCCAGCCTTTATTTCAGGCACTGTGTGTTCAACGAACGACTCCTGTAGTCTGAATCTCCGCGTAGATTGGGATAACGGTACAGTCAACAGCTACACTGACCACGACCTTGATATGGTTGCCGACTACAGTGAAGACCTTGATGCAGACTATTTTGTAGTAGCACCACAGGATTCAATCAGCATTGTTCGTGTTGATAAGAACACAGGTGAAGTTGAAACACGGAATACCAACAAGCATAACACAAGTTTTGCTGAACTCCGTGAGATGGTTGTTGCAAGCCAAGATAAGGAGACTTTGCAGAAAGCATTTATCCTTATGGATATTCGAGGTATTATCGAAGCATTCTCTGTTGGTCGTGTTAAAGTAGACCCTGAAGGTGAGACCGTTGTATTTGTTAAGGCAGATGGAACAGAACGTCGAGTGCCAGAGGACGTGGCAGGGGATATCATCAATACAATCAAGGAAGATGGTCGTGAAAACGGAGAGAAGCTTGTACGTTTCCTAGACAAGTTGATGGATAACGTCAGCTTCAAGGCTATTCAAGGTCTCTACAGCTTTATGAAAGACCAGTCGATTGTTATCAACGAGGATGGTTCCATCCAAGCTTGGAAAGGCGTCCGGCGTGATCTGTACAGCGAACGTGGTGGTGATATTAAGAGTAGTGCAACAATCAAAGTTGATGCTACAGGCCATGTGTACAACGGTGACTTTGGTGTGGAGATTCGTGTTGATCGCTCAGAAGTTGACGACAACCCCGACTCATCATGCTCGCATGGTCTGCACGTAGGTAGCCTCAGTTATGCTAACTCATGGTCAGATGTGCCGTTACTGGTACGTGTAGAACCACAGGACGTTGTTGCAGTACCTAACAACGAAGCTGGTAAGATGCGTACATGCGGCTACACCCCGCTTAGTGTTGTTGAGAAGTAAAACCCACAAACCTGTCAGTTAATTCTGGCAGGTTTTTTCTTGACACCAAACTGTAAAACCATTAGAATACTTCAAATCGCAGCAAAAAGGGGAAAGATTATGTTTGGTAAGATGAAGTATGTACGATTTGTTTCTGAGTTTGGGGTAGACTCTATCATTATCTTCTCAAACCTAATGAACCATGCACAAACAGTCCGGGGAATCCGGCACACTGAAGTTATTAGTGCTGGTTTTGTATTCTTTTCAGAGGGTGCTTTCATATGTTACGGTCGTTCAGAGTCTTTGGACGTTAACAGTCGGACAGAAGATTCTGATATGCTAACAAAACAAATGGAGGTGGTGTGACATGAGAATTACACTACGTAAAAACAACTTTAGTTTTTCAGAGAGTGTGGAAGGTAAGGTTGTCATCGCAAGGATAAGTGAAGCTGGTCTCGCTCGTGTTAGAGCAGCAGAACTGCTTCGGGTTGGTGGTACTCTAACCCTAGGGTTATGGCAAGCATCAGACTTCGTTTGTTTCACAGAAGATGAATACACAGTCGTCAAGCCGAAGTTTATCAATTGTACTGAAATAGGTGTTGGCAAAGGATGGGAAGGTTTTTATGATCAAGCACCAGTCAAACGTTCCAGCTTTCGAACATAATTAAGGAGATTTTAATGGAAGTAATTCTTAATATCGCGTTAACTTGTACTGTAATGATAGGTGTGCTAATGGGTTTAGATAGAATTTTTGGGGATACTAGAGAACTTAATTGTCTTCCAGTAAGTTCTGAGTTTAATTTCGTTTTTGTTTCTGCTATGGTACTTTCAGGCGTATTCTGGTTCGTATACGTTCTAATGTTAATTTGGATTTAGCTGTTGACACCGAGCCGGGGAGTGTATAATATACTCCCAACATCAACGGAAGGAGATGAACATGAACTTCATGTGCTACTACACCCTAGACAATGTGCTTTTCTTTAATATTAAAATGGCCTCGGGCAGTGTTATCAGTGGTTCAGATGCAGTTGAGAATCTTCACAGAATCGCAGAAAGCTACGAAGTGAAAACTATCGAACGTATTGATTGACAGTGAGCTAGATTCTAGGTACTAT